AAAGATATTCTTTCCCATCTCGTATGTAGGATAGCCTATGCCTATATTCGCTTTCCCATTCGCACCAGGACGGCTCATCAGGCATATCAGGGTCTTGAACAGGAATGCAACACTTTTCCCTGAGCCAAGACCGCCCACAAGTCCAAGCGTCCTGTCCCAAGAATTCAGGAACTCCCACTGATGCGGGAGAAAGTCTTCTTCGTGAAGTTCAATCTTTAGCATTATCGTCGGACTCAGCGAGCTGTTTCGGTTTCAAGATGATAGTCACTGCAGGATAAGATTCACCATCGGGGATATCTTTCTGACCAAGATATTGCTTCCCAAGCCAGATAGCCATAGCCGCATTTCTATCAGCCAATCTCCATTGTTTGCGTCGTAAATCCTGCTTTCCGTTTTCTAAGCCTTTTTTGTAAGCTTCCTGAAATTCTTTGTGCCCACTGAGCGTAGATGGCGGTATACCGAACCACGCAGAGCATTCCTTGATTGTGCACTGTAACATTCCGAGCTTTTCAGCCTGCTCCAGATCAATCTGCGTCTTAGGTCTACCTGTTTTATTTTTTGGTTTAGTATCCATATTTAACCTTATTATATTTTATTATCAAACATTTAAAAAATCCTGCTCTCTTTCTGGATATTTAAACATTAGCTTGCTCCCAAATTTTGCTAAGTCATTTTTGACATAGAATTTTATTTCCAGATTTCGGGATAGCTTTACCGCATTCATCAGGAAAGCTTTCCAGTCTATTTCTTTTTCCATAGGATGGTTATTAAGTTTTCCAATCTTTATGTGATCTATGAACTCGGAAACAATCTCAATCATTTTCAAAGTCTGGTCTGGATATAACACAGGTTCGAAACTCACCCAAGTTTTTACACCGTATTCAGAAAAAAGCTTCAGTCCTTCAAGTCGCTCAGTTCCTGTAGGAGCTCCTGGTTCGCATTTTTTCGAATCGCTATCATCTAAACAAGTAAGAGTGGTTCCCATTTTGATATTTTTAAATTCACTGATTAAGTCTAAATCTCTTAGGGCTTTCATTGGATTCTTGGTTAGGATAGCAATATGACACTGATTGTCTAATAACGCACTCAAAACTTCTCTGGTTTGCCCTGTTTCAAAACCGCAATACGGATCGCCTGTAAATGAAAGCAATATTTGCTTTTCGCCATTCTTGGATTTTCGAAATCTTTCGCATTCCTTCTGAATTCCTGATAATGAACAGCTGACATCGCTGTGAACATAATCAGGATTGAAGGTTTTCATAATTCTGGGCACATAGCAATAGAAACAGCCGTGGTCACAACCCTTGAAATAATTCAAGGCGAAAGGGCTATACTCTCTTGCTTTTCCCTTAGGTTCATAAATTTTACTCATTGTTTACTCCTTTTATCTTTGTTGTATCAAAACACAAGTAATGTTTTCTGTCAAGAGATTTTATTGAATAATGATCAATTTTGTTAGCAAAAAGATAGGTTTCTAATACTTCTAACGGTTTTTTCGTAAATAAGGTTCTCGCTTTTCGTATCATTTCAGGTGTAAATCCTGATTGCATCAATATAGCAGTTGGTAAGTTTCCGTAAAAGCTTTGAATGAAAGTAACAAATACTATACCTTGATATTTTTTTTTGAAAAGTAATTGCATCTGAGCAAAAGGAATACCATAAGCATCAAGATCAACTATATCAAACCTGCCAAAGTCAATACCAGCAAGGACTTTCAGATTATCACAAACAATATCTATATTATCATAATAATTTTTGTCTATAGCCAGTGTTCTTATTTTCTTGTCTGTTCTCTTTTGCACCAGATTCCAGATAGTTCCTTTTCCAGCGAAAGCATCCAAAACAATGATTTCATTCTTTTCTGGAAGATGATTAAGGCGGAGTGTCACTTTCGCTTCCAAATATGAATTATTAGTTTTGGGACTGCTCAATTTTCACACCATCAATTTTCTTCAGCTCAGAAATGAGCGATTTCGCATCCAAGACTTTGTCAAGTGGAATAGAGACTAGATAATGCACTTGCTTGATAGGCACGATTATTTGTTCTTTTTCGTCAATATCTTGGCTCATTATTTCTGGAAGGTCCAAACCCATTTCTTCGATTGAATTCAAAAAATCGCTGAATTCAGCTTCAAGAATTTCGAAGTCCCAATCGCCAGCCTGAATATTATCTCGGATAATGAACTCTCTTTTCTCTTTTTCTGTGAGCTCGTCAGCAGACTTCACCCAATCGTCAGGGATTTCTTTCATTCCGAGAGCACGAATAGCAAGAAGTCGCTGATTTCCGCCTAAGACTTCCATTGTATCGGGGTCATATACGATTGGACGGAGGGACAACTTTTCGATTGAAGCTTTTAGCTTTTCCATTTGCTGGGGGGATATCTTACGGGGGTTCTTTTTGTTTAGCTTTAGTTGAGACACTTTCATAGAATTGCCCTTAGATACGCATAGAACGCTGTTTTAAGACCTTTTGGTCTCATTTGTTTTTTAGCAAGTATAAATTCTATCTCTTTCATTCTGCAGACAAAATAATCAAGCCTAAAAACTTGTCAAGTATTTTTTTTGATTTTTGGTGGAAATCCAGAATTATTTTTAGCAGATTTCATATTCTTGAACATT